CTCGGCATAGGACTCAACTCGTAGCCACACCGTCACAGAGTCCGACGTAACCGCACAACTCGGGGAATCCCGACAGCAAGGAGAAAGCAAATGTCACGTCCTGGTGTATTCGTCACCGAGTCGGTGCTTCCGACTCCGTTGGCGCAGGCATCGCCGTCTTCGGCGGCTGGTGCTCTGGTCTGCACCCTTCCGCAGGGTCCGACCAGCCCCACCCTGGTTACGTCGTGGTACGCCTTCACACGCACCTTCGGTGGCTTCACTCGCGAGTACCCCGCCACCTACGCGGTGAACCAGTTCTTCCGGACTGGTGGCCGGGAACTCTTCGTCAACCGCGTTGTCCGCTCCGACGCCACGGCAGCCTCCGGCTCGATCCTGGGCGATGGCAGCGACGCGGGCACCGTTGCCGATGAGGTCTACCTGACCTTCACGGCCAAGTCGGTCGGCACCTACGGCAACACTATTCGGGTCACCCTGACCGAAAACGCCGCCGATCTGTACGACCTCCGCGTCTACCAGGAGTCCGGTGCATCCGGGAACCTGTCGGACGACATCCTCCTGGAGACCTTCTCCAACCTCGACCTGATGGACCATGGCAACACCGAGTTGCTCAACATCCTGCAGGTTCAGTCGCAGTTCATCAATGCGTCCTGGGGCACCGTCACAAGCGTCACCCCCACGACGCCGATCCCGACGATCACGCTCTCGGGCGGTACGGACGGCACTACCTCCGGCACCCTCACCTGGAGCACGGCCCTGAGCCAGTTGGGTCAGATCGACCGCACCTTCGTCGTCTTCAGCCCCGGCGAGATCGGCAGCACCGTTGTCGGGCAGTTGATCGACTTCGCGGAGGAGCACGCATCCTTCGTCGTTCTCGACACCGATGACGCGCTCACCTCGGCCCAGGCGGTCTCCTACGCCGATGGCCTGGCTCAGACGGACTCCGCAGCCGTGTACTACCCGCACCTGTGGATCCCGGACACCACGTCCCGCAGCCGGGACGCCGTTCTCAAGGTTCCGCCGTCGGGCGCCGTTGCCGGTCTCATCCTCGGCACCGACGCCTCGCAGGGTGTGTTCCGCAGCCCCGCAGGCGTGACCGCGAGCATCCCTGGCGTGGTGGCCCTGGAGAGCAGCCTGAACAACGACGACCTGGACGATCTGAACAACAACACCCGTCCGGTCAATGCGATCCGCGTCCTCCCCGGCGCTGGCCCCGTGGTCATGGGTGCCCGGACCTTGGATCAGCGAACCGCCACTCGGTACATCAACATCCGTCGCACGCTCTCCTTCATCCGAAAGGAGATGGAGACTCGTATGGCGTTTGCGCTCTTCCGTAACAACGACACGGTCCTTTGGGCCGAGATGCAGTCGGTTCTCGACAACTTCCTTCGGGGCCTCTTTGTTGATGGCGGCCTCCGGGGCGAGAACACCAACGATGCCTACTACATCAAGATCGACCGGGAGAACAACACCCCCACCGACATCGCCAACGGCATCGTGAATGTCGAGGTGGGCGTTGCGCTGCAGTACCCCGCCGAGTTCATCAAGATCCAGTTGACGCAGCGAACCATCTCCTGAAAGGACAGGTAACTCGATATGGCTACCACAGCACAGTCAGTAAATAACCGAGGGTCGATCGAGACTGATCCGATCAGGAACTTTCGGTTCCTGGTGACCTTCAAGAACATCAGCGCCACCCAGCCCGGCTGGATGAGCAAGCAGGCGACGATGGGGTTCACCTCGGTGTCTGGTCTGAACATTTCTACGGAGTCAATCCCTTACAGGGAGGGACAGCACAACACCACTGTCCAGCAGATTCCGGGTCAGACCACGTTCTCGCCCATCACGTTCCAGCGTGGTGTCGCTATCGGATCGGATCGGCACTGGGACTGGATGCGCATGCTCTTCCGCGCCGCCAACCCCTCCGCCAATCAGATCTCGGCCAAGTCCAGTTTCCGCTGCGACATCGACATCAACGTCCTGGGCCATCCCGTTCCCTACGCCGTGGGCAGCACCAGCGGCTACGGTGCGGGCCTGGATCCCACGACTCAGGCTGCTGACGACCCGGTCGTTCTGCGGTTCCGGGTGTTCAACGCCTGGCCGACGAGCGTCGCCTACAGCGATCTCAATGCTGGGGACAACGCTCTGGTCGTCGAGCAGTTGACTGTCGTGCATGAGGGGTTCAACCTCCAGTGGGGCTCCCTCGACGCCAACGGCAACTTCGTCGCACCTGGCGACGGCGCCAACTAGGTTCGGGACGGGGTCGGCATGGCAGACAACAGCGTAAATGCGCGCGGGTCTGTCGCTGCCGACCCCATCCGGAACTTCCGGTTCATCGTCTCCTTCTACCCCACAGTGAGAGAAGGAAGCGAAGTCCCGGGATGGAAGCCGGTAGGACGGTTTGGCTTCACGTCTGTGTCCGGCTTCGGATTCAGCCTGGAGCGGCTGGAGATCCGAGAGGGCGGCTACAACACCACCGCCTATCAGGTGCCCACCCACGTTCGCCACTCCGGCCTGCAGTTGGACCGCGGCATCTCCCTGGGTACCCGGCAGAACTGGGACTGGATGCGGATGATGTTCCGCACCGTTCAAGGTCGGGCCCAGGGAGCGGAGGCCTTCTTCCGCAGCGACGTCGAGATTGCCGTGCTGGTCCACCCCGTGCCGTACTCGACCGACACCGGATTCGGTCGAGAGCAGAACCCCTACCAGACCGCGAGGGACGACGATGTCGCGCTGCGCTTTCGCGTGTACAACGCCTGGCCCTCCTCCGTAATCTACTCAGACGTCAACAGCGGTGACAACGCCCTGATGGTCGAGCGCATGACCCTCGTACATGAGGGAATCGATCTGAAGTGGGGCGATCAAGTAAATGGAGAGATCGTTTCAGCCGGGGACTTCGGAGTCCCCCGGAGAGCATAAGTAGGACAACCACAAGGAGTTGAAGTGCCATCAGTAAGCGCCACCGAGAACCCTGAGATCGCCACTCAGGTCATCAAGGAGACCCTCGCCAAGATCGAGGCTGAGGAGCAGTCCCAGTCCGAGCCCGAGTCGGACATCGAGTTTCCCGAGGATTCCGTCTTCGACCTACCCGGCGGATACGTCGGACCGGACGAGTACATCGCCACGGAGTTTGAGGTCCGCGAGTTGACGGGCCGGGACGAGGAGGCCATCTCTCGCGCCAAGAGTCCCGTCGCCGTCATCGAGACGCTGCTCAAGCGAGGGCTGGTTCGCGTCGGAGAGCAGAAGCCGGACGAGTCGATCCTCAACGCCCTCCTGGCGGGCGACCGCGACTACATCCTTCTTTGTATCTTCGCGGTGACATTCGGACGTACTGTTCGCATTACACGGCGCTGCCCCAGTTGCAATCAGGACCAGGAGTTCAACATCGACGTGCTGTCTGACGTCCCGATCCGTCGCCTGGAGTCGGTCGAGGACCGCGGCTTCGTGGTCGAGTGCTCCCGCGGCGAGGTCAAGGTGCTCCTGCCCACCGGGGTGACGCAGAAGAAGATCCAAGAGTCCGGGGACAAGACGATGGCAGAACTGAGCACTCTTCTGCTGGCAAGCACCGTCATCGAGATCGGTGATCGACCCGTCCTGTCCGAGGCAGACGTCCAGGCGCTGCCAATTCGCGACCGCCGCAAGATCGCCGACGAGATTGCCGAGCGCGCTCCTGGCCCTCGACTGATGGACACCAAGGCCGACTGCCCGTGCGGTGAGACGGATGTGGAGGTACCGCTCTCCATGGGCTCCTTGTTTCAGTACTGACAAACGAACGAGAGAGGAACGGTACGCGAATCTGCACAGGGGCATCGTGCTCCTGAGCAAGTTGTACCCCGGCTGGTCCCTTGAGGAAATCATGGGACTCAGTCCCCGGGAACGCCTGAACTACATCATGTCGGCCAAGAACTTCGTTGGGAGGTGACGAGTGGCTATCAAGGACTCACTCACTGAGGTCTCCTCATCCCTGTCCAAGATCCTGCAGCAACTCAAGGACATCGAGGAAGTTCAGGGCCGTCTTGAGAAGGGGACGGGGAACTATGCCCGGGCGCTCACCACCGTGGCGGGTGGAGGCGCAGGCACACCCACCTCTATCGGAGGAAGCGGGTTCAGTACTCCCCCACCTCCGGCGGGATCCCAACTCGGAGGCATCACTGCCACCTCGACGCAGAATCAGGTATCCGGATCCGCGGGTGCCGCGGTGGGCAAGATCGGACTGGGGAAGGCCGGTCTCCTTGCCACCGCCGCCATCGGTACCGCCCTGTGGAATGCGACCCCTAGTGTCGATGAGGTCTACGCCAACCAGCGCATGAGGTTCCAGGCTTCCTTCTTCGGAAGCGGTCGTGGCTACTCCAGCAACGACTGGGCCAAGATGAAGGCGATCTTCGGGCCCAACCAGACCGACATGTTCGGCATGGTGACCTCGGCCAACATCGCCACCATGTCCGGAAGCGGCCTGGGGACGTCCAACTTCTCTACGGTCATGCGCGACACAGCGACGACGTCGCTGATGTTCGGCCAGGACAACGCCGTAGCCGCGACGGCGCAGAGCAGCCTGTACACCGGACCCATGGCGGGTCGCCTGGCGCAGTCGGGCATCTTCGTCTCGGACTTTGAGACGGGCTCCGCCCAGGGCTTCGGCAACCTCATCGATCGCATCTGGGCACGCGCGTACGGCAGCGCCAACCGCAAGATCCCCTATGAGAACGTCGCCGCCGGTATTCGTGGTGGCCGCATCGGCGCGTGGCTCCGTCGCAACTTCGGAGACAACCCGGCGCTGTACGACGCTGTGGTCAAGGCACTTTTGCTCAAGGCCAGTTCCAACGCGCAGAGCATCGACTACTCCACGCTGTCGCAGGAGGCCAACGGAGCCACAGGCGCGGCAGGTAGCCCAATGCCCGCCCTCGCTGCCGGTGGCGGACTGGGCCTGAACGCAGTCAACGACCCAGGCATGAAGACGGCGGAACTCATGGGCACCCGCTCCGACCTCATCGCAGCAGCGACTGATCCCATGCTGGAGGGATTCCGAGCGGCGGCTGATGCGGCTATGGAAGTGAACCGCACGCTCACGAAGATCATCGACTCGGGCAACGAACTCGCCGACGCTCTGCTGAAGGCCAAGGGCTTTGTACAGACGGTGATGGGCAACTCTGAGACGTCCGGAATCGCAGGCATTCTCTCCGGCCTGACGGGCGTAGTCGCCGCCCTCATGAGTGCGGGAGGTGGCTTGCTCTCAAGACTGGGAGGAGGGGGAGCCGCGGGAGCCGGTGGGTTCTTCAAGGGCGCGCTCCGAACAGTGGGCGGCGTTGCGACTGGTCTCGGAGTCGCGTCGTTGGGAGACCTCGGCCTCGGCGCAGGGGTCAATGCGTTCGGCAAAGACCCCAACGAAGCAGGCGTCACCGGGGGTGGCTTCGCCGGGATGGCGAAGAACTTCGGCAACATCATGGCCCGCATTGGAATCGGCGCGGCCACAGGATTCGCCATCACCAAAAACCCCTGGGGAGCCGCTGCTGGTGCTGCGTTGGAAGGGGTCAACGGCATCTATCAGGGGCTAACTGACCCCAACTTCAACGTCAAGGGACAGGACTCCTCTACTGTCATCGGCGGCCTAGTCAACAGCATTCTTGGAGGCCTCTTTGGAGGCGGGCAGACGCCGCAGATGTCCTCCGGCGGTAGAGTTGGTGGCGCCGGTTCGTCCACGTCCGACAACATTCACGCCCTGCTCAGCCCCGGTGAGTTCGTCATCAACGCTCGGGCCGCCCAGAGCATTGGAGCGGAAACTCTTCACGCAATCAATGCCATGGGCAAGGACTTCGGATCCGCATACGCCAGCCCGGCGAGAAACTTCGCAGGCGGCGGAGACACCACGCTCGATGGATGGCCGGTACTCAGTTCGGGAGATCCGCAACTTCAGACATTCAGCGTCGCCGGTAGGTCCGTAACCCTGCGCAAGGACTACGGACCCATGCTCGTCAAACTCCTGAACGAGTACGCCAACGATCCGGTGCTCGCTCCGATTACCTACCTCGGAGGCCATGAGTACAGGCGCGCCTACAACCCCAGCAGCGGATCGTACAGCGGCGGCTGGTCAAACCACGCTGGCGGAGTTGCCATCGATGTCGATGCCGACGACTGGGGAATGCCCCCGGGCCGGAACATCTCTCCCGAGGAGATGGCCGCCATCGAGAGGCTCCTGGCGAACAACCCGGGTATCGAGTGGGGCGGCTACTGGACCGGCAGCAGCCGGGATGCCATGCACTTTGAGATTGAAAACCCCAACGTCGCTGCCGGTCCGGGAGGCTCCGGATCTTCTGCGACAGGGTCGGGCTCGTCGTCTGGCGGCGGAGAGGACTCAACTGCTGCGCCAGCCGGGGCGATCGCATCTTCGTCGGCTCTGGTCTCCAGTGTTCCCAGCGTCCTGTCTCTGTCTGGAATCGGATCTGGCGCATCACTTCGTCTGGGCCTGGGCTCAGCGTTCTCCTGGGTGTCGACTCTCTTTGGGGGCGAGCAGTCCGCACCTTCCGGGTCCGGCCCCTCCGTCATGGGCACGGGCCAAACCGAGCAAGCCCAGAGCGAGTCCACCGACTCCTCGACCAGCACAGCGGCAGCACCAGACCCAGGATCAGGCAGCGGCGGACAGTGGCTGTACGAGTTCCTGGCGCACAAGGGTCTCCGCGGCGACAAGTTGCGGGTCGCTTGGGCCATCGGCATGCGCGAGTCGGGGGGCAACCCGTCCCTGGTCGCCGCGGGCAGCGCGGGCAGTTGGACCTACCCCGACGTACCGGGGTGGATCAACTGGAAGAGTTCCGGGGCGCCCAACTACGACACAGGAATGTTCCAGATCAACAACGTCCACCTATCCAAGGTCCAGTCCAAGTACGGGGCCAGCGCGGGCATGGAGCAGATGGTCGACCCCAACAAGAACTACGATATCGCCAACCAGATTTCCAGCAACTGGACGAGCCTCTTTGCGTGGGGAATGAACGC